GAAAAAATTGGAAATGTTTTATGTGCAAATTTTGTTGCCTGCCATTTGAATTTAAATTTTTCTTTGGCCATGATCTCTCCATTTAAAAATGGATCATTGTCGCCTACTTCTAAAAATTTTCTTAATTTTGGACACGATTCGTATATGCTATACCATATAACTCGTGATGATAATTTTGCATTATGATACCATGTGTCTTTTTCTAAGTCTTCTGAAAAGATATGTATTTTTACATCTTCAGGTAGATGTTTGTCCCACGTTTTTACATTTTCGCGAGATCCTAATTCCCAATATTTTTTATTTAAACTTGTAACAAAATTATACTGAGGCATCTTCCATACCAGCCACTCTGAGTTTTACAATGTTTGTTAGTTGCCATTGTTTTTGATCTAGTCCTTTTAAGACTCCTAACCATTTGTTTCTCATTAGTGCAAATTCATTAATTATTTTTTCATAATCAACTACGTCTGGTTCGCCATCAACATATTTTTCTACGTCTCTGCTTGAAAGTGCTCTTTGATAATTTTCTAAATATTTTTTGAAGTAGGAACTTCTTAAACGCCTTAATTCAATATTCATATAATTTAATATTGCTTCAAGTTCTTGTAATTGATTAAATCTTTGTTCTACAATACCAGGCATATTCGCAGATGCTTTTTCTACATTACCTTTGATACCAACCTGTCGCTTTGCTTCAGTCAGTTCATTCTCGTAATACGCCAGAGCATCTGGAATATGACTTATGTCTTTGGATATTTTACTATACCACATTACCATTCTTCATCTTCTGAGTCATCAAAACCATCTTCGTCTAGGTCCAAATAATAACTAATGGCCGCATCTAAATGATCACAACTTCCCATTGAATCTCTAAATGTCTCATCACTGACACCCATATCTGCACAGGCATCTACGTATTTTTCAGCAACCATTTCTATTTGCTTTTTATCTACGTATTCCTTGAACAAATTCCAAATGTCAATAACATGACTTGATTCCGCTTCAATCACTATTGTTACTCCTCAACTGTTTCATCAACAACTTCTGCTGGTTTCTCATCTACCATATTTGCAAAGTCACTCATAATTATGTTTAACTTTTCGCCTGTCCAGTCTTTTCGATAATCTAAATGTTCTTTGCCTGTTGAATCAACGTATTTAAGTCTATTGCCTTGTTGAGTAAGTAGTCCTTTTTTCTCAAATAAGTCCACAAGTCCACTGTAAGGATCCATACCTGTTTCATATGGAATCTTAACCTGTACACTTTCAAATGGTTTACTATATCTAGTTTTCATAACCTTACAAGCGGCTCTAATACCTCTTACGTCAGTTACTTTTTTACCATCTTGGTCTTCTTTAAGTTTTAATTTTTTCATTGCAACAACAATACTACTTGCATATATAAATCCTTGTCCACCTGATATCTTATCATCTGGATCAAACATATCTTGCGAAGCATACGTGTGGTTAGTTGCTACAAGTCCTACATTGTGACTACCAAACATATTAACACAGTTTCTTACAAGTGCCGTTAGTGCCTTAGGCTTTCTACCCATATCACCTTTTAAGTCACCTTTACCAAACTGATCAACATCTGTTGGAGTCAATAACATACCTAATGAGTCAATTACAAATAAAACCTTTGGACGATCTTCTTCTGGCATTTCTCTATAATCGCCCATAAATGTTGATACTGTTTTTGCAACATCATCAATCATTGACATATTAAGTTTTAATAATTTCTTTTCATCTGTATCTACGTCTAATGCAGTTAGCCAAGTTTCGTCAAGTGCGTTCTCTGAGTCAACTAAAACTACAAAGATACCTTGCTTCTGTGCTTCTTTAACAATGTTACCTGCACAAAAATAAGATTTACCTGATCCTGATTCACCTGCAAAAACAGTAACTTTGCCCAAAGGAATACCTCTGTTAAAGTCACCTGATACTAGATAGTTGAGTGCATAGTTACCAGTACTAACCCAATCAGTAGGATCATGAAATCCTGCACTCATACCTGTAATGGATTTAGTTAAGTTTTTACGAAACTTAGAAACGTCAAATGCCTTACTAGCCATAACTTCTCCTTCTTAACAAGTGGGAGTAGGCCGAAACCTACTCCCTACAAGTTTATTAGCCTTGTCGTGAACGGATCATTTTTAAAATGTCTTCCGCCTTGTTGTTAGTTGTAGATTCTGCGGTTGCAGTCGCTGGTGCTTCTGCTACCTTTTCAACAACTGGCTCTGGAGCCGGCTGTGCTGGAGTCTCTACACTAGCAGTAGTTGTTGGTGTTTCCGCTTTAGGAGTACTAGGTGCTACTGGATCTCCTGTCTTTGCACTAACACCTGCTGGACGAAAGTATTGTCCAAACTTCTCTGTGTCATATGCTTCACCATCAACTGATGCTTTAAACATCTCACTGATTACCTTGACCTCAACTTCACTTGGTTGCTTAGGAAGGAAGTCGCTTAGATTAAACAAACCATTTTTGTCAACCGCCGCCTTCTCTTCTTCAGTAATAGGACGTTCACGTCTTGCCCAACTTGAAGTTGAATAATCTGCGTATCCGCCTTTTGAAGTTTTAGTAATTCTAAAATCTACCCCAGAAGTATAATCTGTTGGCAGTTCTTCCATATCTGGATCCATCAATGCACTCTTGATGAGTTGGAAAATCTGTGGTCCAATTATAAAACGTCTAATTGGATTTTCAGGAGTTCCATCTTCCTGTAATGCATTGTCAGTTACAAAGCCTTGGAAGATATATGATCTTTTCTTCCAATACTTTCTACCAAGATCCTCTAATGATGGATCTTTAAACCAACCTCTTACTTCTGCAAGAATTGGACAAGACTCTCCATACATTTCCATACATGGTACTTGTACCTGTACAGGTCTGCTGTCAGTCTCACCTTTAATACCTGCGAAAGGGAGTTTGATCATTAATCTTTCTTTCCAAAAGAAAGTGTTGTTGCTATCGCCATCTGGCAAGAAACGAACCGTTGAAGATTCACCTTCTTTTAAATTCCAGAATGGGTAGATTGCGTTGTCGGATGGTCCTCTGTTAGAACCTGAAGACCTTGTTTCTTGGTCTTTCAATTTTGCACGAATTTCTGCTAATGTAGCCATAATATTTGCCTCCTATAATTTTTAGCCTTCGCTAGTGCCTAATCATGTAGCACAGTTTTATATACTACACTCTATTATTTATAAAGTCAACAGTTTAATTGCCAAAAACATGGTATATTATACCTCTGCTGGTCCAAAGTTAAAAGCAATAGTGGTTCTGACTGCTTCTTTCGGACTCGACAGTACACTGTGATTGACATATGACGGAAATAAAAGTAAGCAACCCTTACGTGGTGCAAACCCTAATTCCGTACTGTTGTACTTCGTTTGTTGTGTTGGATGTACGTACTCCATAATTACATTTGGATTATAAAATACTGTTTGTCCAGCATTACCTGATGCTCTTACCCAATATATTCCGCTGACACCATCAGTACCATGATTATGTTTGCCATGATGATCTCCATCATTACGATAATCTTGGAACCAATATGTAAAATGTGACTCTACTGCTTTTGTTCCAGACTGCTCAACAAATGCATTAAGTCCTTGTACAAAAAAATTATACAATGGCGCCAATTCATTTTTCAAGTCAAACAGTTTTTCTTTTTCGTGGAAGTCGCTATTTTGATCTTTGTGTCTTACCAATTTGTCCAAGCGAGATACAACTGCTGATTCAACATCATCAGCAATGTTCTTATCTATATCTGCTACTAAGACTGGAGTAGGGAATAAATCATTTAATCGCATCACATATATGTTTAGTTAAAAACTTATACGCCTGCTAATTTCTTGATTCTCTCCATTTCTTGATCTTGTCCTGAAACCAATTCTTTCATCATTTCCGCCGCAGGCCTCATAGAAGATTCACCGTATTTCTTTTCTACCGCTGTAAGCACTGCTGTTTCACCTTTTGGAAATGTATTAGATGTGTAGTCGTATAAACTTTTTATAAACTCTTCTAATTCAATTTCTGGTTCTTCTGTTTCTGCATCTTCTTTTTTCTTAGATGCTTGAAACATTTTAGACATTTTCACATACTCATCACCTTTTAAATCTCTAGGTGATTTGTTGTAGTTTTTCATTAACCATTTTGTGAAATCTGTTTTTGGATCTTCTTCTTCAGTTTGATCAGCAGTTTTTGACTTTTCTAATTCATCTGCTACTGCTTTTAACCAAGTTGGCTCTGATGGATGTCTCTCACCGTCTGATACATCTGCATATCCAATTGAGTCTGCTTCTTTACGTAGCATAGCAATAATTTCTTTTTTGTCTTTACCTGCATATTGACCTTTGCCGTTTTTACCGTCTTCTATTTCAGACATAACTGCATCTTTAAAATTTTCAAAGTCATGCATATCTGAAAATCTTTCAGCATCCAAATCTGCTTGGGTCATTGGATTTTCATTTGCAAGTTCTTCTGCTGTGAAAAAGTCTTCTACATTCAAACCAACTTTTGTAATTGCTTGTTCTAATGTATGTTCTTCACCATCTGAAGTTTTAAATTTAGTACCTGGCTTTGCACCTTTGGCTTTTAATTCACGTACCTTTTGTGCAAACTCATTGCCTTCACTAGCATCTTGTTCTGCTTCATCATGTTTAGGATTGATAGAATTAATTCTATCTGCAAAGTCATCTGCTGGTTCAATGATTGCTTCTTCAACATTGTAACCTTCTTTGTCCAATGCATCTATTACTGCATCACGTGGTGCCATAGTGTGTATTACTACACCGCCCTGTCTCATTTCATCTGGCTCACACTTACATTCGATACCAGCCTTTTTACAAGCCATTTCCATTTGTTCACAATCTTTATCAGAGATGCCTCTGTCTTGATCATAGTCGCCATCGATGTAAAATTTATGTGCGTGTGGTTCCATTCCACCTTCTGGACCACTTGCTTCTTTTTCACCATCTGCTTTTTTAACAAGTTCCATTTGGTGCTTTTGTAATTCTTCCATGCTGTCAAACTCACCTGTAAGTTCACCATGTTGATAAGACTTAAACTTACCACCAATTTTACTTGCCGCAAGTCCGTACTTGTTCATGCCCATGCTAGATACTTCATCTAAATCTTCTGGACCTAATTCTTTGACTTTGTTTGCTTCACTTACTAATTTGTAAATGTAAGGGAACACACTTTTTAGTTCTTCGTTAAATTGTCTGATTGTTAATTCATCAATCCAACTGTTAGAAACATCTTCTGGAACTTCTTCATTAACTGTCGGAGAAAAGTTTTTGAAAGTTTCCTTGTAGTGTGTTTCTTTTTGTAATTTTAGAATAGTGTCTTTTACTGTATCAATTCTTTCATTTACAACGCCCATGTAGTCACGTAGACCCTCTGCCATAACTGCTGAACGATTCATGTAAGTTTTAAATTTACGTAAGTTAGAAAGTTCTTCGCTGAGTGAAACGATAAACTTACCAAAGTCGTCATATTGATTTCCGCCTTCAGCAACGTGTCTTGCCATTGCTCTAGCACCATTCAAATGTCTAAATGGATATTTAAATCTTTCGCCTTCTCCACTTTCTACATATAAACTGTGGATGTCTCTTGTTCTTGCACCAGGCTGTTCCTGGTTAACTGGTCTCGAATGTTTGACAAGCACTCTTGCGTTGCCTACATCCTGGATACTATTTCTGCTAGTACCATACATTGTTGATTCACTCATTTGTTGTTCTCCGGGTCTGTTTTTGACTTGATAATCGTAATCACGTCTGTCTAAGTTATTTTTAGTTATATTTCTTGTATCAAATTGCAACATACGTTTCTTAGCGAACTGCCTCATTTCCTTCATGAAGTCGAACCAACCCTTTTTAACCATGTCTGACTCATTCTGTATCAGTGAATCGTTGTACATGACTGTTAAGTTTTTATCATCTAAGGTTACATTTACTTTAGCACCTTCTTTAAAATCAAAATCAAAAAACCTTGCTTCTTTAGGATCGTTGGTAACGGTTCCTTCCGAAGTACCAATAGTTATACTCGGAAAACGTCCTCTAATCTTATTGAATAGATCCTGTGCAATTACATCAAGTTTTATCATACAAATATTTATCTAATATATGCCACTTACGAAGATTGGCATTGGTGGTACTGTTTCTTCGTCTGTAGTGTCTGCTTTAAAGGTTTGATATATCCTTGGATCCCAATCCTTCATTACGTTCATCATACGTATAGCAAGTAGTGTAGCACTGACTAGATCATCATTTTCACCTGGTTTTGCTTTGAATCCAGTACCTGCGGCCACAAAGCCTTTAAGTTCTGTGATTAACGGAGCACTGTGTATATGCATATGATCATTTTCAATCATGCTTTTTAATTTGCTACAAGCAGTTGTTTTACTTCTGTGGGTAGTATTAAATCCTTTTCTAAATTTTCTAATATGTCCTTTTTTAATAGGCTCGCTTACAAACAAACCTGGTATGTTTTCTTCACCCATGTCATTAATTACAATCAGACAGGCTTCTCCTATTGTATTGTTTTCAACAGTCCAATAAATGTTGCTGTTGTTTACTGTCTTTGTTTCTGTTTTTAGATAGTCACATATATCTTTCAAAATTCTAATTTGTGCAGGTATAGGAGTTGTATTATGTCTCCATTCAGCAACTTGTTGATAACTAGGTAATTCAAATACCTGTATGGCGGCATAATCTCCACCAGTTCCCATAGCAGGATCTAAAGCAACACAATAACTGTATTCTGCCGTAGGTTTTTTATACCAACGTGTTTGTCCCATTCGTAGTATAGGCTCTTTACTTTCAAGTTGTGATAATTTTATAGAACTAATAAGTGTTTCATCAAAGACTAAAAATTCACAACCATACTCACGTCTAAATCTTTCTTCACCAATACGACCTAGTTCGTTTGCCTTCCAGTCTTCGTCTCTATCAGGATGTTCGTCCCAACTTGCTGTAAATCCATGAAAGCCGTTGATTCCTATTTGTTGTTCATTACCGTGTTCGTCAAATTTATTTTGTGAATCTTTCCATATCCTTGCAAACGTGTCTTCATCTGAATTAGGTGTGCTTGTAATAATTGCACGACCACCTGTTGCTAGTGTTGGAGATATTGAAGTCCAAAACTCATCTGCAATACTTGGATTCACGAACGCAAACTCATCACAATATAGTAAAGAAATAGACATACCCCTACCAGTATTTCCAGTAGTTGTAGCACTAACAATCCTACTTCCATTTTCAAACTCCATTGAACCTTTGTTATAGTTTACAACACCTGCTCTTATAAAGTCCGGACATAATTCATATCCATATCTAATACGTTGCATAATTTCTTGAGCACCTGAATATTTGTGTGCGGCAATTAGTATTGTTTGGTCTGGATGAAACATTGCATACCATAACAAGTATGCCGCGGCAGTTGTTGTCTTACCACTTTGTCTTGGCAACATATTAACATTAAATCTATTATTATGATAACTTTCTAAAAGTCTAGTCTGATAGTCAAAAGGATTGAACAACATCTTGCCATCAACAGGATGTTGAATATTAAAAAAATGTTTACAGAAATATTTGTATCCTTCTTTAGGATCAATACACTTTTGAAGTGTTTCAATTTGATCTTCTGTAAAACTTTCTCTTACGTGTGCTTTTTTGGTTAAAACACCGTCTAAACTTTTATTGCTCATAGTAATAGTATTTAACCAAAAAAATAGGCGCCGTAGCGCCTATTTGAGTTTGTGAAATTGTTAAATTAAATTACATACAACTAGATTGATAAAGTTTTTCAAATTTTTCACTTGAACAACCATATTTTTCTGTTACTTTGTCTTTAATCTCTTCTTTTGTGCATCCACTTGCTTTTAGTTTTTTCATTTCGCCTACGCAACCTGATTCATCAAATGATCCATCACCTTCTTTACCAGTTTTTTTAAACTTGGCTTCGTTAGTAGATTCTTTCATTTCTTTCATGCAATCATCGATCATCTTTTTTAATTTACCTTGATCACAGTCTGGATGCATATCGCAGATTTCTTTTTTAGTTTTTCCATCCTTGCACATTTTCATAATGTGTGCTTTTGAAGGCATCTTACCTTCTTTGGCTTCGTTTACACTGTGTGGTGGACAGTCATCGTTGCAATCTTCATGATCTTCATGAGTGTCACAACCGCATTCTTGTTCCATAAAGTCTTTTAATTTAGAAGCAAGTTCTTCGCGAATTTGATCTTCAAGTGCCATTGGATTATCTCCGCCTGCAACTTTTGGATAAGATTTTTTAACGCCTTGTTCACTACCACCTGATAAAGTTTTGTTCATGTAGTTTGCATCTCTGTAATCTTCGTCTGGAGCATTGTCCCATTCTTCTTCTGGAACTTCTTTATCAACTT